CGGCGGTATCAGCGACCAGACCCGACAGTCGCGTGTATGCATCGCTGAGTTCCGTGATCTTGTCGGCGGCAAGTGCCGTCGCATCAGCCACGAGCGGCATGATCGACCCGCCGAACTTCTCCATCGCCTCGCCGACCTTGACCTGCGAGATGAGGAGTTTGCCGGAGTTCGTCTTCGCGTATGCCTCGGCCTGTCCCCTAGCGACCGCCTGGACGGCGGCCAGCGCCTCGGTCTGCGTGGCTCCATCCTTGAGGACGATGCCGAGTGACTTGAGGACGCGGAAGGACCCCGCCTCGACCTTCGTCAGCGCGTCCGTCGCGTCGGCGAGGCTGATGCCCTTGAACCGCGCGAGGTCCATCGCCGTGCGCTGGATGGCGAGCGCCTTGGTCACGTCGTGGGTAGCGGCGACGAGCTTCGCCAGGCTGTCCCGCTGCTCGTCATCGCTGAAGCCGAGCGCCATCTGCGCCGTCACGACACGCTCGATGGCCTTGGTGTTGCCGTCCCAGTTCGCGACGTTGGCGCGGAGCGAGGTGCCGAGCTTCTGGATCGACACTTCCTCTTCGAGCGCCGCCGCGATGCTGTCGCCGAGGACGTTGGTGAGTTGGCTCGCCGCGGTGGAGATAAGCCCGATCGCCCCGACCGCCACTCCGGCCCCTACACCGATGGCGAAGCCTTTGGCTCCCTGCTTCTGGAGCTTCTCGAACTTGTCCTTCATCCGGTCGAGGTCCGACGACGCCTTGCCGACGCCGCTGACCCCGAAGCCGACGCGGACCTGGTTGCCGGCCATCAGTCGGCTTTCCCGAGGTCAGGGTCGAGCGTGGCGACAAGCCGAAGCAGGGCTACATCCTCCGCCAACAGGGTCGAGAGGGTGTAGCCCGGATATGTTCGGAGCAGGTAATCCAGCGTCTCCGCCATCAGCAGTCCTTCCGGTTTGTCTACGGCTCCGGGGACGGCTCGCCATCGGAAGACCGCCGAGCCAAAGGGGGTGGCACGTTGCGGACCTCATCGCGCCAGGCGGACATGATCGCCATGGCCGTCAGCACGTCGAGTTCGGCCATCCCCGCGGCGGTCGCGGGCGGGTCGAACGTCCAACTGATGAGGACCGGCTCGAACGCCGCGTAGGCGGCCTCGATGGAAGCGCGGTCGCCCCAACTGGCCGCGGCGATCGCCTCGCGCACGGCGAAGTATTCGTGCAGCGATACCGGCCGCTGCCGGGTGACGACGCTCTGCTCGCCGTCCTCGACCTCGAGGATGATCGTCAAGGTATCCATGCCCACCTCGCCCATCGTTGCGGAACCGGCGGCGGGGATGGGCCTCCCGCCGCCGGCCCGGTCGGTTACGTCCAGGCGGCGGCGGTGCCGCTGGACAGTTCCCACGGTGCCGTCCCGATGAGCGACCCGTCCGCCCCGAAGGCGAGCGAGTAGTCGGTCGTCACGGCGGTGAATGTCAGGGTCGCGGGGCCGGGATAGACGATCACGAACGTCTTGGACCCCGGGGTCTTGAGGACCGCGTGCGACCGGTCGGCGGCGGTGTTGAACGCGAACGTCAGCGTCCCGGTGCAATCGGCTCGGAGCATGATCCGCTCCATCGCCGACTTGTCGAGGCCGGTCACGTCCTGCGTGCCGGAAGGGGTGTTCACCGTGAACGAGAGGATATCGTTCGAGATGTCCTTGCTCGCCACGGTGACCGAGGTGGTAGCGCCCGAGACCTTTGCCATTTGTCCGCTCCTGTTCTTGTGTTGGGCTACGCTGCCGAGGAGGTCAGGTAGCGGATGAAGTTGACCGCGACGGACGCGGTGCCATGTGTGCCCGAGCACGTCACCCGGACGTAGCGTCGGACGGTCGCCCCGACGGCACCCTGGACCCGCTCGGAGCCGGGGGCGGTGAGGTTCGTGAACACCATCCCGGTCACCGTCGAGAACGCGATGTCGTTGGCCGAGTCCTCGATCGTCACGGTCAACGTCCCCGACGGCATCACCGTGCAGTGGAGGTAGGCCGCCGCGCCGAACAGGGTGGAGACCGCCCCGAGGTCGATGCTCGTCCCCGATACCGTCCCGGTCGCGAACGACTGGAGGCCGGTCGTCAGCATCCCGTCGCCGGTCCCGCCGCCCGACCACTCCAGGGCGTAGCCGTTCGCCTCGGCGGTGTTGGTGACGACCAGCGAGCCGTCCGCCCCGAAGGCCGGGGCGTAGTCGATCAACTTGGACACCATCGACGCCGCCGGGTTGCCCACCGTCGAGCCGTGGAAGTAACTGACGATCCGGTCGGTCGTCGGGAGCGCCGAGAGGACCGGGTGCGCCTGCCCCGCGACGACGTTCCAGTAACTGTTGAACGCCAGCGCGCCGTCCTTCCGCAGGACGATGCGATCTTCGGCGAGCTGGTTGATGGCCGCGACCGATTGGGTCGCCCGCGACGAACTCGCGCTCGTGATGGCACCGATGTCGCCCGACAGGTCGTATTGCGCGACGAACAGGGATGCCCCAAGTCCACTTCCTTTAGCCATCTAGTCCAGTCCTTTCGCGAGGTCGGCGGTGAGGAGCGCCCGGCTCCGGTAGATGCCGGACTTGACCGAGCGGTATGGATGCCAACGCTTCTCGATCGTCGCGGCAGCGGCCTTCGTTCGGATGGCGTCTTTCTTGGACATACCCGCCGTGACGGCACCGACCGCCGCGAACGTCCGCCACCGCTTGCCCGTCGTGCGGTTGGACGTGTAGCCGACGGTGTGGTCATGCGACCAGCCGGTATACCGGGGCATCTCGCCCGCGTGACCGGCGATCTGGCGCTTGACCTCGCGCTCCATCTCGGCGGCGAGCTTGTCGAGCATATCCATGACGTTGTGCGACAGCGTCTTGCCGGGATCATGCTCGAAGAACGGCCCGAAGAGTTCGACCTTGAGGGTCGCGCCGGGGCGGTCGGTGGCGACGGTGCGGAAGCCGCTCACGGCGCGACCGTGTATTCGACGTAAGACAAGTCGAGGTCCCAGCGTAACGCGATGTGGCGGGCGTTGGCGACGGTGACGATGTCAGGCTCCGCGTAGCCGAGATCGAGGTCCGTGACGTTCCCGCCGAGTTGCGAGTCGCCGTCGATCCGGGTCCGTATCTCACCGGCCAGCAGTTGCATCTCGATGTCGATGGCCGTGACCAGTTCCTCGGACAAGTCGGACAGCGGCCAGAGCGCGGCGATGATGAACCGTTGCCCGACGATGTCCCCGGTCAGGTCGCGCCGTCCGGCCATCCGGGGAGGATCCACCTCGCCGCCCCAGTAGTAGCGGACCTGTCGCCCGCGGGTCGCCGGAAGGCCACGATCCACGTCGAGCAGCGGGTCGGTCAGCGCCGCGCCGGCGGCGACGAGATGCGCCTGGAGGACGACGATCGCGGCGGGGATGTTCGCCATCAGTATTGGCCGAGGAGCAGGAGGTCCGACAGGCCGCGCCGGATGATCAGGTCTTCTCCTTCGGTCGTCGTCTGGGCCGGGATGTCCAGCCCGCCGGATGTCCCGTCGGCTCCCGCGTCCCGTGCCTTCCAGCGGCGCATGAACAGCCGGAGACAGACATCGTGGACGCGCGCGTCGTACTGGTAGACGGCGATCGCCGAGCTGTTCGCGTGGGTGGCCGCGGTCGAGCCGTTGGCGCCGCGGACGATGGTCGCCGTCGTGGACGAGAGCGCGTAGAGGTAGACCTGCTCCGACTCGACCTTGAGCGTGTGACCGGGTGAGATGGTCGGGGTCGCGGAGGTGGTGAACGTCGTGGCCGTCGTGCCGGACGCGAGGCCAGACGCGACCGTCGTGGTACTCGGGATGGTCACGTTGCCGTAGCCCCATGTCCCGGTGACGACGACGGTCCGATAGCCGAGGCCGAAGTAGGTCGGACTGCCCTGGCCGTGCAGGATGATCGTGCGGTACGGCGGCCCCGTGTAGCCGTCAGGGGTCGCGAGGAAGTAGTCGGTATCCACGACGGGCGAGACGCCGGTGCCACCCGTGACCGATGCGACGGTGAAGGCCGAGGTCGAGAGAAGGTCGTCCCGCAACAGCAGCGAGTTGGACCCATCGCCGTCGTACTTGTTCGTTCCGATCCGGGGACCGAAGCCGGAGCCGAACGCGGAGCGGTGACAGACCGAGTCGATGCGTCGGCTGACGCTCTCGAGGATCGCCAGCTTGAGCGCGACGATGGCCGCCGACTCGGTCGCGAACTTCGTGGCCCCGCCCGACGTGATGTAGTCGTTGGCTTCCGCGACGGTCGCGTAGGTATGGGCCACGTCGTCTCCTTCAGGCCGTCGCGAACGTCGGCAGGGTGCCGGTGTGGAAGACGGTCACATCG